GTGGTCGGCGTCGTGGCGCCCATGTGGTTTTCGCCGAGCGTCACGGCCGCCGTCGAACTGGCATGGTGGGTGGACCCCGCGCATCGCATGACGCGCATCCCGTTCAAACTCATGCACGCATTGGAAGCGTGGGGCAAAGAGCGAGGCGCACGGATCATGTGCATGAGCGAACTTGTCATTGACGGAGCCACGCCTGTTGCAAAGATGCTCGGGCGCATGGGATACGTGAACACCGAACGAACGCACGTAAGGGAGATTTGATATGGCAGCAATTTCGTCCATCATCGCAGGCATCGCAGCAGGTGTTGCAGCCGCAGGGACCGGGTACGCCATCGTCGCGGGCGAGCGTGGCGCGTCCATGCAGCAGCAGGCGATGGGAGAGCAGCGTCAGGCCCAGCAGGCCGCCGCCGCCTCGGCCCGTTCGCAGCAGCGCCGCAGCCAGCAGGCGATGGCCGCAGCCAACCGCGCCGAGCCCGATGTCGCCGGGATCATGGGACGCGCCGCAGCCGAAGGCGCCGGCGGCCCCGCCAGCACCATGCTCACCGGGCCGATGGGCGTGAACCCGCAGGATCTCCAGCTCGGGCGCTCGTCGCTCCTCGGAGGCTGACGTGAGCCAGTACACCGGAGACGCATCCTCGTACCCCAACGCGCCCACGCGGGATCGGCTGTTCACCCGCTGGGGCCAGCTCAAGAGCGAGCGCGCCTCCTGGTACGCACACTGGCAGGAACTCACGTCGTACATCCTGCCGCGCAACGGCCGCTACTTCGTGCAGGACCGCAACCGCGGCTACCGCCGGCACAACAACATCTACGACAACACCGGGACGCGGGCGCTCCGCACGCTCGGAGCCGGCATGATGTCGGGAGCCACGAGCCCTGCACGCCAGTGGTTCCGGCTCGCCACGCCCGACCCCGAGCTGAACTCGTTCACGCCCGTGAAGCTGTGGCTCGATGACGTGACCAAGCGCATGCAGCGCGTGTTCCAGAAGTCGAACACCTACCGCAGCCTGCACCAGATGTACGAGGAACTTGGCACGTTTGGAACGTCAGCGAGCATCATGCTCCCGGACTTCCAGGACGTGATCCACCACTACCCGCTGACGTGTGGCGAGTACTGCATCTCGACCGACGCCAAGGGCCGCGTCTGCACGCTGTACCGCGAGTTCGACATGACCGTCTCGCAGATGGTCAAGGAGTTCGGGCTCGAGAACTGCTCCGTGAGCGTGCAGAACATGTACCGCACGGGCAGCCTCGACCAGTGGGTGCCCGTCATCCACGCCATTGAGCCGAGGGCCGACCGCGACATCGGCAAGCGCGACAGCAAGAACATGCCGTTCGGGTCGTGGTACTTCGAGGTCGGCGGCGAGGACGGGCAGTTCCTGCGCGAGAGCGGGTTCATGCAGTTCCCGGCGCTGTGCCCGCGTTGGTCCGTGGTCGGCGGCGACATCTACGGGAACAGCCCCGGCATGGAGGCGCTCGGCGACATCAAGCAGCTCCAGCACGAGCAGCTCCGCAAGGCGCAGGCCATCGACTACCAGACCAAGCCGCCGCTTCAGGTGCCAGCCGCTATGAAGAACCGCGACGTGGAGACGCTCCCGGGCGGGATCTCGTACTACGACGGCGCATCGAACGGGATCAAGACCGCGTTCGAGGTGAACCTCAATCTCCAGTACCTGTTGAACGACATCGTGGACTGCCGCGAGCGCGTCCGCGGCGCGTTCTACGCCGACCTGTTCCTCATGCTGGCGAACATGCCGAACACGCGCATGACCGCCACCGAGGTCGCCGAGCGCCACGAGGAGAAGCTCATCATGCTCGGGCCCGTGCTCGAGCGCCTGCACAACGAGCTGCTGTCCCCGCTCGTGGACATGACGTTCACGCGCATGCTCACGGCCGGCCTGATCCCGCCTGCCCCGCAGGAATTGCAGGGCATGGACCTGAACATCGAGTTCGTCAGCATGCTCGCGCAGGCGCAGCGCGCCATCGGCACCAACGCCGTGGACCGCTTCGTCGGCAACCTCGGCGCCATCGCGCAGATGAAGCCAGACATCCTCGACAAGTTCGACCAGGACCAGTGGGCCGACATCTACGCCGACATGCTCGGCGTGGACCCGTCGCTCATCGTGGCCGACAAGGACGTGGCCCTCCTGCGCGACGCCCGCAACCAGGCGCTCGCCGCCAAGGAGCAGGCCGCCGTCATGCAGCAGCAGTCGCAGACGGTCAAGAACATGGCGCAGGCGCCCACGCAGGGACAGAACGCGCTCACCGACGTGGTGAACATGTTCAGCGGCTACAACTCGCCGAGCGCCGTCGAACTCGGCTAGTACCCGTAAGCATTAGACGCAGGGATACATTCCGCCCGTGAGCACGTATGACCCCCTCGACCTGCGGGGACAGGAGCGCGACAAGGCCGAACGCGAGCTGCGCGAGCGACTTGAACGGCAGGCAGAGGAGGCGGATGTTCGGTGGCTCATGTCCAGCAAGCGCGGCCGCCGCATTGTGTGGCGGCAGCTGGACCAGGCGGGCGTGTTCCGAAGTTCCTTCAACACCAACGCGATGTCGATGGCATTCGCGGAGGGCGGAAGGAACCAAGGGCTGCGATTGCTCGCGATGGTCCACGCGCTCTGCCCGGAGCAGTACCCGGCAATGATGAAGGAGCAGGCAACCAATGATGGAACCAACGATGATGGAAGCGGCCGCAACGACCACTGAAGGCGCTTCCCCATCCTCGGTCCCCGATGCAGTGGCGGCGACGGCCGACAAGCTGTACGGGGACACCAAGGCGACCGCGACCCAGGGCCAGCAAGCCGCCGATGCGGCCGCTGCTGGTAAGGAACCTGCGCCGGCCGACGCCGCCAAGACCGAGGCACCCGCCGAGGCCAAGGCAGCGCCGGAAACCTACGAGTTCAAGGCACCGGAGGGTCGAGCGTTCGACCCCGAGGTCATCGCCGAGTACTCGAAGGTGGCAAAGGAACTGAACCTGTCGCAGGAAGCCGCGCAGCGCGTCCTCGACACTGTTGGCCCCAAGCTGGCGGAACGTCAAGCGGCGCAGATCGAGGCGGTTCGCAACGGCTGGGCCGACAGTTCGAAGGCCGACAAGGAGTTCGGCGGCGAGAAGTTGTCGGAGAACCTCGGCGTCGCGAAGCGTGCGCTCGATCAGTTCGGCACCTCCGAACTGCGCGCACTGTTGAACGAATCGGGCCTCGGAAACCATCCCGAGGTGATCCGGTTCATGTACCGCGCCGGCAAGGCCATCAGCGAGGACAAGGTCATTACGGGTGCGGCCGCCACGGCCAAGTCCGGTCCGAAGTCGTTCGCCGATCTCGCCGACGCCCTCTACAGCACCTAACCCCCACAAGGAACCCACACCATGGCAGTTCTCTCTAGCAGCAACCTGACGCTCGCCGACTGGGCGAAGCGCACCGATCCCGAGGGCCGCGTCCCGGTCATCGCGGAACTCCTGTCGCAGTCCAACGAGATCCTCGAGGATTGCGTGTTCAAGGAGGGCAACCTCCCCACCGGCGAGCGCGTCGTGATCCGCACGGGCCTCCCCGCCGTGTACTGGCGCGCCCTCAACCAGGGCATCCCGAACAGCAAGTCCACGACCGCGCAGGTCGATGAGGCGTGCGGCATCCTTGAGGCCCGCAGCGAGGTCGATAAGGATCTCGCCATGCTGAACGGCAACACCGCGCAGTTCCGCCTGTCCGAGGACGTGGCCTTCCTCGAGGCCATGAACCAGACGCAGGCGACCACGATGTTCTACGGCAACCCCGCCATCGAGCCGAAGTCGTTCCTCGGCCTCGCTGCGCGGTACTCGGCTGCCCCCGGCAGCTCGGGCATCGGCCAGAACATCCTCGAGGGCGGCGGCACCAGCACCGACAACACGAGCGTCTACCTCGTGGTGTGGGGCGACAACACCGTCTACTGCCCCTTCCCGAAGGGCAGCAGCGCGGGCCTCATGCACGAGGATCTTGGCGAGCAGACCGTCTATACGCCGTCCTCGGCCGGCGCATCCACTGCGTCCTCGAGCGACCGCATGCAGGCGCTCGTGACGCGCTACCAGTGGAAGAACGGCCTGGTCGTGAAGGATTGGCGCTACGTGGTCCGCATCGCCAACATCGACGTGTCCGACATGTCGGCAGCGAGCGGAACGCAGGCGTCGAACGCGGCTACGCAGCTCATCAAGCTGATGACCCGCGCTCTCTACCGCATCCCGAACATGGGCATGGGTCGCGCCGCGTTCTACATGAACCGCACCGTCCACGGCGGCCTCGCCATCCAGGCGATGGACCGCAGCCAGAACGTCCTGTCCGTGCAGCAGGGTCTGTCGCAGTTTGGCACGCCGTACAGCTGGCTGTCGTTCCTCGGAGTCCCCTGCCGTCGCGTGGACGCCCTCATCAACGCCGAAGCTCGCCTCACCTGATAGGTGAAGGAAGAAAGGAAACCACACAATGATTCTCGACCAGAACCTCCGTCTCGGCAACACCGGGGCAATTACGTCGGCCGCCACCTACATCACCGGGACCAGCGGTACCCCGGATGTCGTTGACCTCCAGAGCGGCACCGCCTACTCGGCCACGGCCAGCGGCACGCTCTACACCGTCGCGCAGGGCACCCAGAACCGCGACATCGGCGAGGGCCGCGACCTCACCGTGATGTTCACCGTCACGACCGCCCTCGCGGGCGGCACGAACGGCACGTTCCAGGTGGTCGCCTCCTCGTCCTCCACGCTTGCCTCGGGCAACATCGTGGTCGGCGAAGTCGGCCCCATCACCACGGCGAACCTCGCCGCCGGCCGCCAGGTCGCCGTCAAGATCAGCCCGCAGCAGATCGCTGCGACTGGCCTGCGGTACCTCGGCGCGCAGGTCGTGACCACCGGCACCCACAGCGCCGGCGTCATCAGCGCGGACATCGTCATGGACATCCAGGACGGCCGCACGGCGTATGCCTCCGGCTTCACGGTGGCCTGATAGGAGCACCCAATGGCGAAGGTCAAGGCAAAGGTTCTCTGCTTCGTGGACAACGGCCTCCGGCAGCCTGGAGACGTGTTCAACTACGAAGGTCCGTACAACAAGCACCTCGAGTATCTCGAGGCTGCCACGCAGCCGGAGCACACCGCCGATTCGTCGGTGGCACCTGCGCCCAAGCTGCGCGGACGGAAGCCCAAGGCCGAGGCCAGCGCCACGGAGTGATCCGATGTTGAGTCTGTGAACAAGGAGGGGCGTCGGCGGGAAACCACGGCGCCCCTCCTCTCACAAGGAGGTCGGCGTGCCCTCGGAAGTCGATATCTGCAACCTCGCGCTCGCGTACCTCGGCGACGATGCCACGGTCGCGAGCATCAACCCGCCCGAGGGATCGCCGCAGGCAGAGCACTGCCAGCGGTTCTACCCCATCGCACGGGACACGCTGCTCCAGATGCACAACTGGTCGTTCGCCTCGCGCCGCGTGAGCCTCGCGCAGGTGACGATGCCGTACACCATGTGGAAGTACGCATACGCCTGCCCCGGGGACATGATGGTCGCGGTGGCCGTGCTGCCTCCGCAGGCCGAGAACGACTACGCGGTGCGCGCCTACCCGGCCGACCGCTACGGATGGGGATGGATCAACACCCCGTTCAACGCCGCAGGCACCTACGTGCCGCAGGAATACCAGATCGAGACGGACACGCTGGGGAACAAGGTCATCTACACGAACCAGGAGAACGCGCTCCTGCGATACCAGGCGCTCGTGTCCGACCCGACCAAGTTCGACCCGCTGTTCACGAACGCACTCGCGTGGCACCTCGCGTCCATGCTCGCCGGCCCGGTCGTGAAGGGCGCCGAGGGATCAGCAGAGGGCCGCAAGGCGGCGCAGATGGCGATGGCCTACGTGCAGCAGGCCAAGCAGTCCGACGCCAACCAGCGCAGCGTCAGCCCCGAACACATCACCCCCTGGATGAGCGGCCGCTGACATGGCGCAGACCCGCACCTACACCCGCTCGTTCGCAGGCGGCGAGGTGTCGCCCGAGATGTGGGGTCGCATCGATGACGTGAAGTTCCAGACCGGCGCGGCGAAGATGCAGAACTTCATCGCGCTGCCGCAGGGGCCGGCAGAGAACCGACCCGGCACCGCGTTCGTGCGCGAGGTGAAGGACAGCACCAAGCGCACGCGGCTGCTCCCGTTCACGTTCAGCACCACACAGACGATGGTGCTCGAGCTGGGCGCCGGGTACTTCCGGTTCCACACGCAGGGCGCGACGCTCGGGCCCGGAACGCCTGCCGCCTACAACGGCGCGACCGCCTACGTGGTCGGGAACCTCGTCTCGAGCGGCGGCGTGAACTACTACTGCATCGCGAACACGACGGGCAACGCGCCGCCGAACGCCACCTACTGGTATGCCATGCCGGCCGGGATCTACGAGATCCCGAACCCGTACGCCGAGGCCGACCTGTTCGACATCCACTACGTGCAGTCGGCCGACGTGCTGACGCTCGTGCACCCGAACTACGCACCCCGCGAACTGCGCCGGCTTGGCGCCACCACGTGGACGCTGACCACGATCTCGTTCGCATCGACGGTCACGTCGCCGACCGGGGTGAGCGTGACGGCCAACCGAGGCGAGGCGCTCGACCTGATCGGGTTCACGTCGGCGAATCCGGGCGTCGCTCATACGGTTGCCGCGCACGGCCTTGCCGTTGGCGATCCCGTGTACCTTGACGGCGGGACGTGGACGAACCCGTTCCCTGACGATTACTACATCGTCTCGCACATCACCGCAGGCGACAAGTTCCGGGTGCGAAACTACAGCACCGGCATCGAACTTGACACCACGTCATACGGCACGTGGTCATCCGGCGGGTACGTGCAGTTCGGCGACAAGGCGCTGGACTTTACCAGTTACTACGTGGTGACAACCGTCTCGCCGAACGGCATCGACGAGAGTGCTCCGAGTTCGTCCGTGAGCGCGAACAACAACCTGAACGCGCAGGGCTCGAGCAACACGATCACGTGGTCGCCCGTCACTGGTGCTGCGCGCTACAACATCTACAAGCGGCAGAACGGGCTGTACGGCCTCATCGGCCAGACGGACCTGACCACGTTCACGGACAACAACATCGGTCCCGATCTCGGGCTCACGCCCCCCATCGTGGACACGGTGTTCGCGTCGGCCGGGAACTATCCCGGAGCCGTCAGTTACTTCGAGCAGCGCCGCGTGTTCGCCGGCACGACCAACGCGCCGCAGACGATGTGGATGACGCGCACCGGGACCGAGAGCGACATCTCGTACCACATCCCGATCCAGGACACCGACCGCATCGCGTTCCGCGTGGCAGCCCGCGAGGCCAACACCATCCGGCACATCGTCCCGCTGACGCAGCTCCTCGCGCTCACGAGCGCGGCCGAGTGGCGCATCAGCCCGGTCAACAGCGATGTCATCACCCCGACCACGATCTCCGTGCGTCCGCAGTCCTACGTCGGCGCCAACAACGTGCAGCCGTCCATCGTGAACAACACGGTGGTCTACTGCTCGGCCCGCGACGGGCACGTGCGCGAGCTGGGGTACTCGTGGCAGGCGAGCGGGTTCGTGACGGGCGACCTGTCATTGCGCGCCACGCACCTATTCGACAACTACGACATCACGGATATGTGCTACAGCAAGGCTCCGCAGCCGCTGCTGTGGTTCATCTCGAGCACGGGCAGCATGCTCGGCCTGACGTACATCCCAGAGCAGCAGGTCGGCGCGTGGCACCAGCACGTCACGGACGGCGCGTT